AATTGTCAGCCAAGCGGCACGTAGGCGGCGGCGATCCGCTCAAGCCACCACGAGTTCAACCTATCATCCCGATTGCTGAACAGAGTATTGGTATCCACGTCAAGGATCCCCACATGCCCGGCGATCCTGCCGTCTTTCAGTTCCCCGCAACGGTCGAAGAAAACCAATATGGCGTCGTACTCCGCGAACGGCAGCCCGACGGACGGGCCCACCTGCCGCCACCCGTACTTCGCGGGGTTCCGCTTCAACGCCTTCAGGCACCCTAGCGCCGTGTTGAACGGCCAGGGCCGCCACGGCAGCCGTAAGCCCTCCTTGCCGAGCGCCCAGCGTGTGTCGCCCAGGCACGTCTTCGGCCTGTTCTTGCGGTTCTTCAGGTGCCCGATAGCCCAGTGTAGTTTACTCATCCCTCACCTCCATCCTCTCACGCACACGCACATATGCCTCGTGGAACTCCTTGAGGTCGTCGCCGTGCAGGTAGCAGAGCGCCGCCTCAGTGTCCGCCAGCCGCTTCGCCACGGCGTCCGCCTGCTTCGATGCCACGCAGAGCGCGTACAGCGGCACGCCTATGAAGACTATGCCGATGCCGAGCCAGAGCATGTTACACCTTGCGTTTGATCACCTGATCCGCTGTAACGGCACCGGTGAAGATCGTGAGTACCGCGCCTACGATGGTAAGCGCATCTCCCCCACCGGTGACTGCGAACGCTCCGCCGATGGAGAGCGCCAGTACAAGTGCCTGTGTCCAGCGTCCCGATAGTTTCGGAGCCGCCGCCTTCGTCACGTCCGTCGCTATTTTGACGGCTGCAATCGCCGCCGCCAGTTTTGCTGCGTCCATAATCAGCCTCCTAAGGTCGTTCTCTCATGCGCTCCCGCAGGAGCGTCTTCAACTCCGCGATGCTCACGTTGATTTCCGTCAGCCGAGTCTCCACGCCGTCGTACTTTTGCTCAAGTTTGTTCACTCTCTCACACATGGTCTGAGAGAGCGCCGCCTGCGACTTCACGAGCCAGCCGCCCAACGCCAGTACGATAGTGGCTATCAGTGCCAGCCATGCGATCAGGCTCCTGCTGTTGCTGTTGTCTACTGTCATGCGCTCACCTCTGCTATGGATGCGCGGTGTTCTGCGCTTATGCGAATGCAATAGCGTCAGTCGTATATACCTGCCCCTGATATTCTACGTTCAGGTAGTAGGTATGGACTGCCGAATGCGTGATGTCTATGTCGAATGCCCCAGTTGCGGAGCTCACGATCTCCCAGTAGTAATCCTGGAGGTGCCCGGCCTCGATGATGGTGCCGTTTGCCCCAATAGCAACTCCGCCGTCAGGGGTATCATCCGCCGCAGGGGGCGCTCCTGCGATAGCATCCGACAGCCAGGCGTGTACCATGTGCCGCGCGGCAAGGTTTGTTCCCGCCGAGTCCTTGAGTTGGACTGCGACGTTGATGATATTCGCCGCCTCCGCTCCGACTGTGAAGGTCGGGGTGCCCTGAATTAGTGCACTGAGCGCAACAGCCAGCTTCGAGGCGACGATAAGCGCCGTCGCCTTCCCTACCGGGGTATTGTCGATGGCCGGCACAGCGGTCACGTCGGCGATCCAGAGCTCGTTCGCGCCCTCAGACACCGCTCCGGTTGCCACCCGGAGAGAGAGCGAGCCGTCCGATGTGTCCACCACCAGGTATACATGATTGAGCGCCGCTGCGGTATAGCCCTGGTCTATGACAGCCGCCGTCACGACCGGCACGCCGCCGACGATAGCCATGTAGCCGACCTCGCAGTACACGCGCCCGGCAACGGGATTGTTGATGTAGCATACGGCGGTATTGCTGGGGAGCGTGCCGTTGCCGAAGTAATCCGCGAGCGTCTCGACGGATACCTCCAGCCCTTCTAAGTGGCCGTATGCGTCCTCACGGTCGGCGTTCAGCGCCGTGCGAAATCCCAGACCTGCGGCGAGGTCGCCTGGGTATCCCCTGTCAACAGTTGCCATCTGTTATCCCTCCAGTGCCCACGTCCGCCCGGAGTTCCGGCTGACGTAGCGATTGAGCTCACTGCTCACGGCGTCTTTGCAGATGAGCGTCCAAAGCCCCTCCCGGCTGTCTACGATGGGTGTGAGCGCTGCCATCGAGTCCGCTGCGACCGCCGTGACCTGTATCTCATCTCCATAGGCAATACTGCCCAACTTCCGCCGCACACAGGCGTAGCCGCCTGCGATATAGCAGACCATCTCCACGCCGGTACACGGATTGTATGCTATCTGTGGGAATGTGCCTGTCGCTATTGCCATGTCGCCGTTACTCCAACTCTTGCCTTCATCGGCGGACTGGATGATATTGATGTCGCCTCCGGCGTTCTCGTAAACTACTCGGAGGAGGGGCGTGCGCTCCTCTGCCAAGCAGATACCGCCACCAGAGGCCATCGTCACGCCGATAGCCCGCTCGATATACCGGGCATGGTGGTGATCGTATATCCTGAGCGTCTCTGCGTTTGTCGGATGCTGGTAGACCAGATATGTCCGCCCCTTGCGTTCGGAGTTTACCATGCCCATCGCCGCGCCGAGCTTGAGCCCGCCGCCGCAGACCCGGAACAGACTGCGATTCAGCACCGGCGAGCATGTAAGCGGTGGATCCCATATCACATACGCCGGGCTCCGATGATGCGTCGAGATCGAGTAGCCGTATAGGTCTGTGGTACGGTCCTCCGCCCGGTCGGACTCATAGACGGTATGGAAGTGAGTCTCGCCCACATCGTCCGGTGTATTCTGTCCATGCCACTGTATGCCGTGCGGCCTACCCCGCAGGATGGTTCGGAAGTTGATAATGGTTAGGCCCGCCCGGAGTGCGCCCACGCCATCGCCATACCAGCGGTGCATGTTCACCGTGTCATAGACCGGCTTGACCTGGATGTCCCCGCCAGGACGGACAAGCCCCGGCACGAGCCAGGACATCGGCACAACGTCCGGCGCGAATAGCGTCTTCTCGTTCGTGTATCTGTCCAGCCCGGCGTCCCACCATCCCGGATCAAATAGGCTCATGCCACCGGCAAGTGAGAACGCCACGGATGACCAATCGTCCTGCGGCCATGCGTTCTCCAGGAGCATCAGCGCCTGCTGGACGGAATAGTTGTAATCTATGTATACGCCGGATGGCAGGATGATGCGGTAGCGCCCCGGGTACTCCTGCCCCACATGCCCGTTTACGTCAAGTTGAACCATGCGGTCGTATCGATGTTTGTGCTCGATGTAGTCATCGCCCCTGCCCAGGTATGCGCTTCCGCCATCGAAACGCGGGCGGTTCACCATCGCGCGTCGCATCGCTTCGGAGTCCCAGTCGGACTCGGACGGCGGCGAATACTCGAACGGGCTGACATGCAAATACTTGCCTTCGTCCGGCTCGCCCGGCGTGTACCAGACCCCCTGAAGAACATCGAATGTGTAGACGGCGCCGACTTTGAGGCCGCCAATCTCGATACGGTCGAATGCGCCCAGCCCCCACATGGCGCTCGGATTCCGCTCCGTGAACACAGTGTGCTTTGTCGCGCCCTCGCCGAGTTCGATGCTCTCGACGGGAGTACACTGGTCGATGTACGACTGCTCGGTATCCGTAGTCCCTGCCGAGTCCGGCATACAGGTATCGAAGCGCACGCCGTCCGCGACGAGTTTGAAGTGCGAGAAGGTCCTTGTCAGCGTGTATCCCGCCGCGCCGACCGCAGCATAGCCGGATGCTGTGGGATGAGTGCGGATCGCACGAAGCTGCCCCTCGAAGTCGATGGGGCTCCCGCCCTCCGTCACCTCCGCAACCAACTTGGCGAACCGGTGAGGCGGCCAGTGCTTCGGCCACCAGAGATCATCGTCAGGGTAGGTAGCCCCACCTGGGTAGACGTGCCCGATGTCATACAAGTCCGCCCGGTAGATGTAGGCGTCGGCAGTGATGTTACTGACCTGCAACTTGCCGCCGTCAATGGCGAGATCGCAGTTGACGCCCGTCCAGCCGCCCATGCCGTCATCTGTGCCGCTGATGTCCGCTAGGCCGTCTATCGTCGCATCGGCGACCGCGTGGGTAAGCGCGTTGGCGACGCGCGGATAGGTGAGCAGGACGCGGTTGTCATCCTTGACGGCATTGAAAGCCTGCGGGTTGGACAGCTTCAGGCTGAATGCCCCCGGCGGATCCTCCTCCTCGCGGGTCCATTGCACATTCGATTCCGCCACGTAGTCAATCGCCGTCGGCCCCCAGACGCTGGATTCCGCCGATGGGTCTGTCATCGAAAGCAGCCATGTGCCGGAGTAGACAGTGATGGGCCCGTTGTCCCCCTCCCATGCACCATCCTTTGTGCCGCCGCTCGTCTCCTCATAGCGCGGGTCGATGTACGGCACGGAGTTATCCATGTAGACCGTCGTGCCCTGGAACTGATAGACCATCGGCAGCTTATGCCAATCGATTGCACAAGCCGGTCCCGAAAAGCCGTCTGCCGTACCGCTGGAATACACGGAAAACGTTGAGCCGGATGCGTTGATATTATGATGATGGACGCCCGTACCCCACTGCTCATCTGTCTCTGAGAATGCCGCCCAATACTCCGGTACATCGGACGGGAGCCGGAAGTCCATTGCACTTGTGCCGACGCTGAACCGGTTGAGCAATATCGGCGTTGCCCCTATCCAGCCGGGATACCAACTGCCATTGTTGATATGGGTGTTGAAGGAGGTATTCTGCTCGATGGCATGGTCTACGTTGAAACTGGTGAAGTGTCCCCAGCCCCAGACCATCGGCTGGGTAGCTCCGGCACCCCAGCCGCCGGCAGTGATAACCGGTATGCCCTCCTGCTCCTCCGGGAAGTCGCTGCCGAGAAAGTCGTCTGCGTAGCCGGGGCACCCTTCGCCGTTGACCGAATGCACGTCTGGCACGAGGTCGCCGGGCGAATAGCCCACAAGGTCTGCCGACCAGGTGAAGGTTGCCTGTGTACTCCCGATGCCGGAGCACGCGCCGTCGGGGTAACTCCAGTTGTCTCCGCCCACCTGGTGGATGTCTACCACCTCGACCGCAGGGCATGAACACTCGAACTCGACCTGGGCGGTTTCGTCCCAGTCGCCGGGGATAAGAAACCAGGCGCCTATGCTGGATACCATTTCAACCGACAGTCCGTCTCCGAACCATATCCAACTCTTCGAGGCGCTGAACGGGGCGCTATGAGCATCTACCCACACATAGGGTCGGAGTTCCCAAGCATGATAGTAAGGATTCCCTGAGCCGTTGGGGTGCCAGTAGTCCCCCGCAGCATAGTCGTCCATGCTCTGTTGTACCGCCGGGTCGCCATACGTTGGGTCGTCGGAATGCCAAGTCCCATCATAGTAATGCTCAATCCACCCGGTCTTGTAGTCGGCGAAGGTCAGGCACCAGCCGTATGTAACCTGCTTGATTTTCAACGGCCAGACAGACATGAGCCAGCCCAGCGAGCCGCCGCTCAGGAGCACGGGACCCTCGCCCTGATGGTATGCGCGGAATGCAAGGTTCGTCCACACACCAGCGCGGAACCCCGTCCTGCCGGTCTGCACGCGCCCATTCGAGTTGTATGTTGCTACAGTCGGAGCCGCCACTTAGACCACCTTGAACTTGCTCGCCCTGACAGGAATGATGGAACTCTGCTCCGCCGGTTGCATCTGCTTGCTCAGTAGAATCGCCTTGCCGAGTTCCAGCACGCCGAGTATCTCGGTTATCTTCGGCCACTGCCCCTGAGCCGACACTGCGATCTGACCATCATCTGTCTCTACTATCACGATCTGCCTGGGCATTGTCTCTCCTTTACGGTACATAAGTGCTGTCATCCATCCCGTTCACGCCGTGGACGTAGAGCTCGTTGCCGTCTGCGTCCAGCACGTCATAGATCGCCGTGAGTTGCCCCCTGCCGGGGAGTTGCATGGCGTTGTCCGGCATGACCGGACTGCCCACGGGCGCGAGCGGCGCGATGCGCGGAGCGGCATTCCTCACTACCTGCCGCATCTGTGCCAGCTTCTGCCGCGTCCGATAGTCCATCAGCCGTTCACCCCGATCCAAACCGCCTGATACGTCGCCCGGCGGTCGGGCACGTCCAGCGCCTCGTTCTCGAATGCGATGTTGTCGATGGTGAGTATACGGAGCTTTCCGACGCGCTCCTGTTTCACCGCTGAGGAGTCAATGACCTCCACTACGTCACCCTTCCACAGGCCGAGCGGATAGTCCGCCTCGAACGTCACCACGTCCCGCCGCCCACCGACCTCTCGCCCGAACCGGAGCGCCGCCTGCTGTACCCAGTCCTGGTTGACCTCATAGCCTACTTCGATGGTTGCCATGCGCCGGATGCCGAGCCAGTTATCCGGGCGCTCCTCCTCGGTCAATGAGGCGTCCTGCGACGGCTGATGCCACCAGCGCCCGGCTATCTTCTTGCCCTCCCGGTCGCGTCCGATGACGTATACCTCGTTTGCTTCAGGTTCCAGGCTGTCGGGGTACCAGGAGTAGACCTTCTGGTAATCCTCCGTGCAGTCGGCGGTCTTCATGTAGAACGTGTGCGCGACGGTCGTGGAGAGCGCATAGGGATCGCGGTACTTGAATACGAAATTCCCGCCCTCGGAGTAGCCATCCGTGAACTCCCAGCCGGTCTTCTCGATGATCTGCTCGATCCAGTCGAGCGGCTTGTCCGCATTGCCTGGCCTTAATTCGCTGTCCATTTCCCCGTTGGGGCCGATTCTCCGCGTATCGGGGAGCGGTGTATCATCCTCCTGGAAATCCAGATTTGCATCCACCATGCCCGCGTGATAGCAGAGCACCCGCACGGCCTCGGTATGGTCTACGCCGTCGAAGAAGAAAGAATTAGGCAGGCACTGTTCCTCCAGCCCCTTCGCCAGCGACATAGCCGTGCACTCGTAGTAGTTATCGCCCTGCTCTGTGTAGGCGTAGCGTGACGGCTCCTTCAGGACTCCGTCGAAGATGGTGGTACTCCCCGCTGTAATGGTTACGCGCCGGTTGCACGCGCCGTAGATGGGATGGTCTTCCGGGTCGCGGATGACGATGCACGCCTGCGTGTCGAACACGGAATCGCCGGTCTGAATGGAGAGGCTTCGTACGTCGGCGGTGATGTCCGTCGGATCCGACGGCGCGGACGGGTCCAGCGGGTCGGCGGTGAGCCGGAGTCCCATCACCATCGGCGTCGAGTTGTACGCAGAATCGCCGATGAGCGAAACGGCGACGCAATAGTCAACGGCACTCCCATCTGCCACAAACGGGCTGCCGTTGATGTCCGCCCACGTGTCCCCATCACTCCACGGGTTGCAGATGCTCGCTACCACGCCGCCGGAGATGCCGGGGATGTCGGATACCAACTCCACGGCAACGCTCTGGCCTTCGACCGGCGCTTTGGCGAATACCATGTTCGGCGTCACGAAGTGGTACCCGGTCAACGCGGTCGGCCAGCGCAGTTGTGTCAGTTCGCAGCGCATGGCACAGCCGTTGAACGTCTTGACCTTGAAGCTCCCTGCCTCGATGACGGCCCCGGAGACGCCTTCCGTTGCCGGTAGTTTGTAGGTAAAGCCCGCCACACCGTTCCGCCGGATGAATAGGGTATCTGACGCAGTGGGGAGGATGAGCAACTCGCTGATATGACCGGTGAGCTTGTCCTGCGCGCCCGTGGAGAGCACGCCGGAGACGCGGGAGAAGTCCTCCGTGTTCTCGTACAGGGACGCCAGCCCATCCGAGCGGACGGTGAGCCGCCACTGGCCGAAGAATACCTCGAAGGCGTCGAACAGGTCGTCGCTCGTGCCGTAGGGCCAAACCTTGAACAGGAATCCGGCGTTTGTGGGGAACTTGGCAAGCGTCTCGATAGTCTGCGCTGTGCCGTCGCCTGCGATCCAGACCTCCTGGTCGCGGTACACGTTGTCCCAGTGGTCTGTGATGGCTGTCCCTGCCGTGCCGGACACAAACCAGGCCGCCGCCGGGTGGCGGATGATCTCGGTATCCGTATAGGCGTTCTCCGCCATCTGAAGCGGCTTCACCATCAGGATTTGTGAGAACGGCTCGATCCAGACGCCCTCTTTGAACGCGCGCGCCTGCGTATCGCGGATGGTGATGTCCTGCCGGATCGTCGGCGTCGTGGGCATCGGGATGATTTGTGCGGCGTCGAGCCGAACCGTTATCTTGTCAACCGGCATGAGCCGCCTCCTAAATCATCGACCCTCTCTGCATCGGCATAGCGCCGGTCGTGGGAATGCCCATCTTCTCACAGAACATCTTCACGGCCTCAGCAGCTATCTGCTGGTCCCTCGCCGTCCCACCCGGCACGCGCACGTCTACAGCGATCCTGCCGGCGCTCATATTGAGCCGTGCCGCGAGCGCCTGAGTCCTGTCGCCGCCCCCCCAGATACGCCCCAGCATGTCGTCAATCGGGCTGGTATTGTCGGCGATCTGTGACAACAGCTGATTCGTCTTGCCGAGTGGATTCTGGGACATGGTGATGTCTTTGCCCATGTCCTTCACAAACTGCCCTACCCAGGACGCGCCTGACGAGGTGAACATGTTCTTGATGGAGTTGACGCCTTGCCTGTAGGAGTTCACCAGGGCGTCCGCACGCGGATCGTTGCCTGCGCCCCACTGAGGCGTAGCCGGCAGCTTCCAGTTACCCAAGCCCTTCGTCAGCCAGTCCTCGCCCTTCTGCGCGTTCTCCCACAGCTTCGCCATGTATGGCTCGTTTTGCCATCCCATCATGCGCCCGATGCCTATTCGGAGTGTGTTGAACGCGATCTTGAATGCCCCGACAACACGAATCAGAATATCCGCGACGCCCCGGATTATGCCATAAACATCCTTGAACACATCCCAGATAGTCCGGCCTAACGATTTCACATAGTCAGCCAGTTGGAGAAAAACCACTGCGATTCTGCGGATGTGGCTTTCGTCTGACAAAAAGGCAATGACCTTCTGCCACATGCCCTGTATCCACTGGAATGCTTTGACGCCAAAGTTGACCATGTTGGCGAAGAAGTTAAGCGCCTTGCCGATGTTCTCTGCTGAGAACCAGCCGGCGATGGTACTCCCGATCTTCTCCAGCGCGCCGGAGTCCGACAGCCGCCCGATAGCATTGGTCAACGCCTTCACGATCTTGACGCCCTGCTCGGCAAGCGGCATCCCGACCCTCTGCATAGCGATCTCCCACACGTCAACCAGGTTGGAGAGTGCGCCCTGCCAGGTGCCCATCATAGCTTTCGACATACCGCCAAACCTGCGTTCCATGCCGCCGATGATCGCCTCGATGCCGACCGCCGCCGTGAGTTGTCCTTGCTCGGAGAGCTTTATCACCTCCTGCGTAGTCTTGCCTACCGCCTCCGCAAGCATTGACCATGCGGGGATTCCGGCCTGGGTAAGCTGAAGCATGTCGCGCGCGTTGACTTTGCCGAGTGTTGCCATCTGCCCGATAGCGAGCGCCACGCGGTCTATCGTCTCAGCATTCCCACCCATCGCGGACACAGCATCAGAGATCGCTGTCAGGTAACGCGGGATCGTCTGTGCCGGGATCGAGAACGCCAGAAACATCTGAGCGATAGCGCGCACCTGGCTGAATGTGAATGGTGTCTCTATCGCGAGCCGCCGGAGTTGACCGAGGTACGCGGTCGCCTTCTGGGCGGATCCCAACATCGAGGTAAAGGCTATTTCCGCTGCTTGCCAGTTGCCGGCCATGTCGAGCGCGCTCTGCCCCAGCTTGACCGCCGCCGCCGTTGCCACGCCTGCGAGGATGCCCGCTACCCACAGGAGCTTGTGGCCGAAGCCCATCACCAGGTCGATAGCCTTCTCCAGTACACCATGAATGACCCCAAACACTGTTTTGACGATGCCGCCTACCATGTTCAGCACCGTGCCGATGGTGGTGAACCCGCCCGCGAACAGGTTCATCATGCCGCCGATGCCACGTCCGACGGAGGAGGAGGTCCCTCCAAGCCGCTTCAGCGTTGCTTCCACGCCCCGTATGGTGGCCGTAGCCTTGTCTATCGCCTTCAAGACGATGGTGACGTCTTCACCCATTGGATTTCTTCATCCTCTCGGCTTCCTCTTCGGCGAGCGCGAGCATCTCCCATATCCGGGACATCGGCACGTCGCCGCACTCCTCGGGGACTCTGTGCAGCTTCTCGACGCAGACATGGAGCACCAACTTGTCGAGCTGGTGCTCCTTCAGTCGTTTTTTGCGTCGTCCAGCGGCTCGGCGTCGCCCTTCTCGTTCTCCATCATGCCGGTGGCGATGCTGATCTCTTTCATCAGCCGCATGGCGACGGGCCCGCAGACCCGCACATAGATCGCCGCCGCCTGCCACGTCATCGCAGGCTCGACAATCGATGTCTGGAGCGCCGTGGCGATCTGCACCTGCCGCAGATTCGTCAAGTAGAACTCCGCCTTGCCGGGCTTCTCCGGCACTTCTACCAGATCTGGGAAGAAACTCTCCAGCCCTTCGAGGTCGGCGGCGTCTACCTGCACACCGAGCTTCTTCTGTGCCACTCGGAAGGCGTTCGCCCTGCCCCCGTCAGGATGGACGTAGTATCGAGAGTTAGTGTCGTTACGTCGCTTGCGAACAATCGACCCATGTTGTATTCACCTCCGCGATGTCAGTGTGCGAGAACGTTGAATGTGATGACGACTGTGCGCACAATCGCGCCGTCGCCGGACTGTTCCATGCCGATGTTGCTGGTAAAGTTGCGAGCCGCATCGAAGTTGGCCGGATGCGTATAGGCTTCGAGCGCCGCGCAGATCTGCTCTACCAGCACCTTGAACGCCGTCGCGTTTGCCGCCCGGTCTACCCCCTTCCGTCTGATGACGCAGATGATCGGCACGGTATACGTGCGGTTGGCGTTGTGTTGAGTGGAGTGCCCCTGTGCCGACACATCGAGCGAGGGCATCTGGGTTATCGGGATGACCTCGCGAATGTAACCGGTCTGTGTGCTGGTGAACGTGGCCGCCGCCGTGATTACGTCCACCAGTTCATCTTCGATGGCTGAGAAATCGATCACGATGCCCCCTCATACGCGACAAGAATTTCCCGGGAACCGGGAATAGACATGAATTCTAAGGCCAAAGCATTTAGGGCAATGTCGCATTCGCGACAAATAGGGACGAACTGCTTCCCCAGAGCACATATATTCCATTGAGCGGTTGCGCGAGCGCCACACCGGACACATCGCTTACGACGGATACCAATCTGGGTATAGGGCTTCAGCCTCACTTGAATGCCCCCGTCGCATACCGCAGGAAGATGCGCCCGATCTCCTCGCGGTTCTCGGCAGTCACCACCAGGAATGGCCGCTTCGGGATATGAATCCTAAACGCCTTGCCGCCAACGTAACTCACCGTCCAGGTCTTCTTGTGCTGTTTCCCAGCGAACCGCACGGCGCCCGATTTGAGCCGCCGGAGCTTGACCTGTCCTGGCTTGCTTATCCGGTTGATGTCCCCGCCCTGCTGGTGGATGTTTGCATACTCCAGGTTTGTGCCCATCCTCAATGCATCGCTGGACAACTGCCATATCGAGTCGCCGCCGGTGATAGCAGTCATGCTCTGCCGTAGCCTGCCGGTATCCTGGAGTATCTTATTTGATCGCTTTCGCCGCTGCCTGATGGTGCTTTTTGCGAGTGGTTGCCACGGAGTCCCGCCCCGCGCGCCCTCAGTCTCGAATTGGCGGATTGTCTCCCTCTGCATGTAGTGACCGGCCAGGGAGAGCGGCCTCTTGAAGTCCGTCAGCGAGCGAACCGCGCTTCGTAGAAGTGGGCTTACATGGTCCATCACGTCTATCTGGATGTCTGTGCCCGCCATGTTGTAGCCTCTGCTTAGACCCCGTCCAGTGTGCCCGTCGCCAGGACATTGCCATCCTCGTCGTGAGTTGTCTGGGTGAACTCTCTGCTCAGATCGGTTGTGGTGCTCTGGATGGTTGCCCCATCAGTTGCCTTTGTCGCGCCGGGGATCGTGATCTCGCCCGACTCGATCTTCTCCAGCAGGTCGTTCGCCCGCTTGTAGTAGGTATCCACCACCCGGCTGTCGGAAGGGACTTCGCCCACGAAGCCAGGGTTCATTATCCGACTGGCCGACAGGTACAGACATATCGTCCAGATGATCTCCGGCACGGGCGACTCGAACGGCACGGCGTACTGCATCCCCAGCCGCCCGTCTATCTCCGCCTGAGCTGCCCGGATGCGCTGGTTTATCCATGTCGCCGCCGTCTTGCCGGTCGGTACGTACTCGGAGAGCGTCACTATCTCGTTATCGAGGTCGCCGTATGAGCAGTACATTAGATTTGAGCCTCCACGAGCATCCCGCCGGACACGATAGTGACGACGTGCCCGCCTGAAAGCGTCGCCCGCACTTGGTAGACGTAGCTTCCCGGCGTGAGCGCCAATGTCTGAGCCGCCGTGAGCTCCAGCGTGATAACCTGGTTCGGGTCCGCCCCGCTCACCGTGCAGGCTACAGACACGTCGCCACAGTCGAAGACAACGGTCGCGCCTGAGAGTGACGGCCATGTGCCGGATTGCGTCCAGGTGATCTCCCGACCGTCATCAATGTCATAGGTATCACCGGCCACAATAGCGATGTCACCGGTGGACGCCACGGGACTGACTACGGTAACGCTCACGGTACCGATGGTGTCGGTCTTAGCCTTGATAGCGTCGATCAGCACGTCTATGGCGGCCAGCGTCTCCGTGCTCCATCCAGCGCCCTTGATGGCCGCCAGCGTCGCCTCAAGCGCCGCTGCGTCCAGATGAGCATCCACGCTCCCCGCCGCCGGATCGCCCACACTCGGCGCGAGCTTCATGGAGTCGCGGGTCTGCTGTGCTGTTAGCCCAGCACCCGCTGATGCCGTGTCGAGAAGCAAGTCGAGCCGTCCGCCGTTTGCCCAGTCTGTCTGGAGTTCGTTGGTATCTGCCAGGATAGCATCTATATCTGTATGCACGGTGCCAAGGAGCGCATACGCATCACCCGTCTGCTTCGTGTTGCCGGTATAAGTGTCGATGGTGCCGACCACCCAGTCCGCCAGTTTCTTGCCGACGCTGCCGACCGTAACCATCCCGGATGTAAGCGCGTTCCACGCCGCCGCCGCCATAGCCACCGCAAAGGTAGATGTGCTGGTGATAGCATCCGCGCCGGTGGCGGAGAGGGAAAAGCCGGTCTTGTCGCTCACGGCTATGCTCTGCCCCGATGTGAGGTCAACTGTCTGGGATACCTTTGTGCCGTTGGTAGTCGGGAGCCCGCCGGTCGCGCCGGGAACCGCATCCGGCAGGGAGTTGATCGTGCCGGTTGGAGCGGCTTTGTCGAAGAACTTGATAAAGGCCGCGGCTATTTGAGCCGCCGTGCCGGTTAGCGCAACTGTCATAATCTCTATCAAGCTGCACTTCATATTGCCGTTACTCGTTAGCGCCGCCGGGATACGCCCGTCCAGTGTTGTCCCGGTATCGAAGAGTATCGCATCGAGGTCTACGCCAGCCGCGTGCAGCCCATCAGTTGACGGCACGAACGTGCTGGTGTCGCCGTTGCCCAGGATGCGTGAGAGCACCGTATTATCTGCGACCTCGGTGGTCATGTCTGTGCCACCCGTAGCGGTCAGCGCCAGGTGGTCGAGGTTGTTGGCGACGAGCGCATCGTTCGCCTCGGCCTGCAGGGTCGCCTTCGCCGTGTCGTTCCAGGTCGCAGTACCGTCCGACTTCGGCACCTTCGCCAGTTCAGTGGCTACTGCTGCCTCGGTTCGGTTGTTGATGGAGAAGTGAGCTAATACGGTGCCCACGACGCTCACCCCGTCCACAGTCCCGGCAGAGAGCACCACCTTGTACTCGCCTGCCGTGAAGTCGGCATCGGCGAGGCTGACCGTCACGTGATGCAGCCCCACGACCGCGCCGAGCGCCTCGTCCAGTACCGGGGCAGGATCGAGCGTCAGAGCCGAGGTCGCTGCCGCCTTGTAGACCGCGATGGTAGGAGCACCGGCAAGTGTGATGGGGACGTTTGCGAGCGTTCGCGTGTTGAAGCCGAACTCTACCGTACCGGCTAGTGGGAAATCGCCCAAATACAAACTCATCCTACCAACCCTCCTGCGCCCACCAGCGGTCCCCCGCCTCCGCCACCGCCGCCGACATACTCGCCTTCGTATGCCGATGCGGGTCCGAACATCACGCCGTCCTGCACCTCCGCGACCGTCGCCTCGTGGTACGTGCCCACCCCGGCGTCCACGGGCACAGCCTCGATCACGTCCGCCGCCGGTGGGACTGCGAGCGTGCCCTCATCAGCCGACCCAGCCCCGAACGTCGTGCCGGCCCGAACGTCTGCCTCTGCCGTAGTAACGTATGTGCCATTGGTATCATCTACCTCCACACCCAAGAGCACCTGAGCTGCTGACGGAACCGCCAGAGTGCCCACCAGGTTGCCCTGCACCGCACCTGTTGGAAGCGTGCCCGCGCGCACGTCGGCGGCGTCTTGACAGAAAGCATAGTAATAGGTGCCCGCGCCGCCGCTCGTCTTCGGGTAGGCGATGTAGTTGCCGGAGCCGGGGTTGTAGGTCAGTTTCCCATACACAGCACTGCCATACAAGGTATTGATGAGATTTCCGCTGCTAACCACGATGTCACATGTACCGGCCTGTATGCCGTGTCCATTAGCCGCCGTGCCTGCCTGCACAGTACCGGTAATATTGACACTGCCGGTAGTATTGCAGTAGATTCCAGGAGCCCCCGCCCCGCCGGTCACATTGCCGACCCCGGTTATATTCGCTACACCTGATTGGTAAATCCCCTGAGCCGCTGCCGACCCCAGGACATTACCTGTAAATGTCAGAATGCCAGTCGAGTCGTTCGCAAGTCCCCGTGCAGATGCACCCGCCCCGCCAACAATAGCATTACCGGAAGCCACGGATACATCTACCGAACCGGTAGATGTATTCTGGAGCGCAAACGTGCTCGATGCCGAGCCACCGGTCAGGATACCCTTGATGCTCAACTTATTCGCACCGACCCCGGTGTGGCTGGCTACTAAGGCTTTGGTGGTTCCGGCGGTAAGATGTGCATACAGGGTCAACGCACTCGATCCTGAGAGGATGAACCCCCCGCCCGCTGTGCCCAAACCCGTAACCGTGTCAATCGTTACCTGCACCGATTCCGAGCCAACATCGACATTGATGTTGATGGAGGTTTTGCCGTTTGCCCGGAGTATGTCACCGTTAGCCAGGTTCGCCCAGGTAAGCACGTCGCCGCCGCCAGCAGGAACGCTGTTCCAGTTATTCGCGTCGTTTATGTTGCTGCTGCTATTTTGACAATACCAGATCGCCATCTGCTTAGCCCATCACATACACCTTGTCGTGGTACTCCTCGGTCTGTCGTTACGTCCGCTCTACACCCGAAACCAATACCTTGCTATCCTCAAGCGCCTTCTTCGCCGCTTCGAGCGCCGTCGTCTTCTGCGCTATCTCCGGCGCGTGTGCCAGGTTGATGCTCTGCATAGCCTCGTTCGCCGCAAGTTGCGCGGTGTCGCGCTCGGCAAACCATCGTGTGTTGGCGTCGTCAAGCGCCGCCTGTGCCGCCTTGACTGCGTCGGTGAGCGCGGGCGTGTCTTTCACCTGCTTGATGATCGCGCGCAGTGTCGTCTCCTCGGATGCTGTCAGTGCCATCGTCTATCCCCTCCCGAATCGCCAGGCGTGCTCCTGGTATGCGTTCATCACCTCGACGGCGGTGAGCACGCGGCTATATATGCGCAGCATCCCGATCAATCCATCGTATGCCTTGATGCCTAGACTGCTTGACCCGACGAGCGTCGCCGCCCCGGATGACGGGGTGCCGGTCGCCTGGTCTGCCGTCCCATTAAGCGCGCCGTTGATGTAGATGTTGCCGGTCGCATCGGCGGCACGCACGATCACCGCGTGATACCAGAGACCGTATGTGATGCTGCTGACTGCAGAGAGCATCGCCGTCGCAGAGTCGCTGGTGAACCCTAGGCGGTTGGCGGCTGTGTAGAAGGCCGCTTCTGCCGGGATCGCACTGCACACAATCCGCCCCAGGCTACTCTCGCCTGCGCCATCCGGGTTGATCCATGCCTCGATGGTGACAGCGCCCGTCCCGATGAGGTCGCCGGTAACGGTGATCACGTCGTCCACACCATCGAAATTGCGGCACACACCCCTCGGAGCGCTCGCCAGAGATGCACCGGTAATAGCCCCATGGTTCCCGAGGCGGCTGTGGTCGATGGCCTTGTCGCTCCTATCCTGCATGTCCAGGTAGAGCACGCAGCCCTGCGGCGCCTCCAGCGGATACACAGGCGGTATGACTCCAGGCCGCTCGACGGGCAGTATCATCCTGCCGCCTCCCACGCTGTGACTTCCTGGTCAACACACGGCTGGCTCTTGTCATGGTTGCAGGTGTGCCGCTCGACGCGACCCGACGCCTTCCTGCTAACCTTCGCGCGCACCTTCACCGCCTCGTCATAGAGCTTGTCGCGGTCGGCGGCCTCCTCGAACGTCATGTCGATGGTGACTCGGTACATCACTCTATCCCCCGCACTCGGACGTAGGCGGTGAACGGTCCCGGCTCTGCGGCAGAGAGCGCCGTGTCGTTGGACAGGCTGACTCGCATGTCGCCGCCGAGGAATGCGCCCTGTATGAGTGTCCTGTACCAGGATAGATACACGGCATTCACATCGTCCACATAGACGACAAACGCACCCAGGTCTTCGGCTTGCTGGATGCCTATGCTCGCTATCGCCGTGCATAGCGTCGGGTCGGCAATCGGCAGCCAGAATTGATACCAGGTATTCAGCGTCATCGCAGGCACGTCAATCGTCTCGATGGGCGACGCGCAGCCGTTGGTATCATCGAGCAGGATTTGAAGCTGCCCGGCAGTGACCGTCTTCGTGGAGTATATCCAGAGCCGCAGGTGCGTGTACGGTGAGAGGTTTGCCGCTGAGAAGTTCTCGTATGCCAGTAATCCTGCCGCCGCGCCTGCATCTACTGTCATCTTGGCGGAGTACGTGCCGACCTTCTTGTATGTGGTCGCCCCTTGTTCGCACGTAACCTGCCCGCCGGAACCATCCGTCCAGACATCCTCGCAGTCCTCCACCAAGAGCAGTGGAGTCTTCGGGATGCTTGCCTGCGCGAGCAGGACACGCTCGGTTGTCGAGTTGGGACCACCTGATGGTTCGAGGTCGTGAATCTTGACCGTCAGGTCGGAGACGCCCATCGGGTTAAGCACGTCTACGGAGTAGAGACGCGCCACGGGATTCGGCTTGGTGATGGTGAGACGCTTGCCAGTGTTGACCGCCGCCGATGCCGCCCACGTAACCGACTGATCTGTAGCTTCGATGCGTGGCGCTCGTATCATGGTTGCCTCCTATTCCGCCTCTCCCTGATGCCCTTCGCAGTACAGCGAGTCCAGCATGGCAGGATTCTTGCAGCGCTTACCCTTCTTGGTGGTTCCGATGCACTGCCCCTGCTCGGTATAGGCGGTCTGCACCTCCTCGATGTGCAACACATCGAGTTCGGGATCCGCCAGCATCTCCGGCGTCACCCGGTCATCGGATAGGACGCGCTCCCTGCCGAGGTAGAAGTCTTTGCCGGAGCAGTTGTGCAACCGCTTCTGCCTGGTTCGTATCGAATAAGGCATGTCAGCCTCCTGTCTTTGGTGTCTCTGTCTTGGGGTCGTGCGCGGGCTTGACCTCCGACTCCAGCCGCTTGAGTTCCTGGATAGCACCCTCCGCCTTCCAGATTGTGACCTTTTCGTTTTCAATCTGGTTGTGAAGGCTCGCTATCTGCTCCTGAACCGCCTGGATACGCACGATAGCCTGTTGCTGGATGTTGACGAGTTCCCGGATGCGCGCGGCATACGGAGACTCGACCGGCTCAGCCAGCGCGAGGCTTGCTATCATTGCCATCGCAGCCACAATCAACCATCTCCTCATGTCGGTACCTCTCAATCGGCAGCGTCGTCAAGCGGTATCCACCATGTGGTGCCGTTGATCATGATTCGCATCTTAGCGTCGCAGTCAGCCGTAGTCGCGTTCGTGTCCACCAGGTAACTATTTGTCGATACCAGGTCGGCGGGTACCACAATTTCGAACGCATTCACCGCCCCCCAGTTGGCAGCGGTTATCGTCCCGTCTATAACCATCCTAAGTATGGAGGCTCGTGCGCCGGAGAGATCGGTTGATGCGCCGCCGGAGTACAACTCGGCCTGGCACCCCGTTATCGTCCCGCCGCCCGCCGTAGAGTCCACGAATACCAGGTTGGACCGACTTCCGCAGACCAGACCCGTCGTACTCGCGCCCGCCTGCCCCCACTCCACCGTTGAGTGGCTACCCGCAACCGTCATCGCAGAGTCGCCCATCAGCCGTGCCCTGAAGCGTCCAGCCTCACCGAACGGTGCAGGATCGGTCGCTCCGACACCATAGTCAACGTTGATGTACAACCCTTCTAGTGAGTGAGAAGCGGTGATCGATGTCGAATTGAGATAGTACGACATCGCTTTGACACCCGCAGCCCCCGCGCCCAGGCTGAATGCCGCGCCTGATGCGCCCGCGCCGTGGAGCTTGCCGACATGTGCCGCTGCTGTCAATCCACCGTCGAAGGTGACAATGCCCTTGGCCGCCACAGCCCCGGATAGCTGTATGGTCGCCTCTGTCAGTGCGATTACATCGGTTCCCGTTACGCCGTCAATAGTCCCGCCGTCACCGAATGCGATGACTCCGTTCTCCCCGATGGTGAGTACACTGGTGGCGTGATCTGTACCGCCCAGACAGGAGATGTAGAACGTGTCCGCGTCCAGGGTATCATTGTCACCAACCAGGGTCAGGAGATCACCGGATGTCGTGGTGTTGTTCGTAATCGTCAGCGAATTGGTAGCAACACCGATAGACGTGATTGCCGTAGCGCCGTCCTCGCCGATGGTGAACACCGCTGTATCGGCGCCCGTACCGCCAATGCAGTTCAGGTACTTGCCGCCGTTCAGGGCATCATCATCTGCGGTTAGCGACAGGAAGTCCGCCGTAGTAAGCGCATTGCCCGCAATGGCTATAGCATCGGTTGTGACAGTCGTGGTGGGCGTGATCGTCACCGCGCCCCCATAACCGACCTGGAATACAGTAGCCGCACTCGCGCCGAGTGCCGTGATCAAGTTGGCCGCCGCATCCTGCTTCAGGTAGAGCAGTGCCTGGTCATCGGACGCATGATCCTGTAGCAGATAGACCACCGCGCTATTCGTGCTTGTGGATGTCAGATTGCGGTCAACCTGGAGCGCGTAGCCGGTTGAGCCGGTCTGCGATGCCCGAAGTTGCTGGAACTTGCTCACACCCGCCCCGAACGCCGTCAGAGAGACGAGCAATATGAGGACGACCGCGAGGATCGGTATGCTGAATCGCCTGAAGGGAATCACTTGGTTATCCTCCTGTGATGTTCTCCCTCCACCGCCCGGGGAGCCGCGGACTCCCCAGGACGATGAAGCTACACACTCGCGCCGTATGCGCACTGCCAGAGGCCGTAGCCCACATTGTAGCGCGCGCGGACGCCGTAGACCCACTGGTCACGCATGAACCCGTTGTCGGAGTTGCCCTCAAGGCCGGTGAACTCCGTGGGGACGCGATCCTGCATGATGATAGGCCGGACTGCTCGCCTGGTGCAGAGCAGATACCAGTTGTCGGTGTCCGTCAGGTAAGGGCTTGTCATAAGTTGCAAGCCCTCGCCTCTCAGGATGTTTTTCTTCATGTTCACGGCTGCCGCCGCCGACTCGTCTACGTTGTAGTCGGAGGTCAGCAGTTCACCGGCAGTCCACTTCAGGTCAGGCGGGATCACCAGCGTGTCCGGGATGATCCCCAACGACTTACCTGAGTCGCCCTTATACTTGCTCATGCGATCCCGCTCGGCCAACTCTGCCGTAAAGTCGATCTTCTCCTCGACCTTCTCGGTCTTCGTCTCGTCTGCCATGTGTGTATCACCTCCGATACTATTGAGTTCGTTTGACATGCCGCCTACAAGCGCGGCAAACCGTGAGATCACTTCCTCGCGCGTCAGATAGTCTGCGATATCGCCTGCGGAGAAGTGGAACATTTGTGCTGTGCTCACTCTGGGAGCGTTAACCAGGGACACCTCCGATAACCTGAGCGGGTCTAGCTGCAAGCCGATGGAGAGCTTCCGTGCCCCCGCCTTCTCCGCAAGCGCCCAGAAGTTCGGGTCCAGGGACAGCTTGCCCAGGAGACGCTTGCCGTCACGCCAGACCGACTTGACCTTACCGAAGAAGCCATCCAGCGGCGTCTCCGAGTGCTCCAGAAGCACATTCTGCTCCGTGAAGTTGCCCACGATGGTATCCAGGTCGTCCTCACTGATGGTAACGCCCTTGTCGGGGTACTCGCCCGCAACAAACAACTCGGCATCGCGCTCCACGGCGTCGGCAGAGAACTTCTCGCCTGCGCGCTTCGCCGCCTCCTGGACGCTTACGCCGTGCTTCTTCTGGTAGGCAATGGCACATATCCGTTGGGCATCATCTCTCGATTTGCCCCCAGCAACCTCGGATTCTACGCAGTCCATGTATTCTTTAGGCATAGCCATCCTCCTACAGCGCGATCAGCCGGTCGGGGTAGCCGTAGACCTTGAGTTGCTTCTCGCTTGCTATCGTTCCGGCCTTGCGGGTCGCATCAACAAACAAGGGGAGCACCAGGTCGTTCTCGGTATAAGTGTTGATCAGGTTGGACTCCATCGTCAGGCTCGTGTTAGTAACGATGCTGTCGATCTGCGCAACCTCCACGAACGAGAAGTAGGTGCCGATGTCCACCAGGAGCACCCATTCGGCGGCCTTGAATTGAGCGGTTGCCGCCACGGGCACGACCTTCTGTGCCGCCGCTGCGCCCGCTGCGCCGATGGCCTGTGATCCTAGGAACACATAGCCGTACTGCGTGGCGTGCGGGGTGAACGCGATGTCTTTCGTGGTGGCGTCCTGGAGCGTGGCGGTAAGCTGATGGCCGCTGCCGCCGGGCGTTGCCACCATCGACACGATGGCGAGCGGTGAGTAGCAGTTGGAGAGCGCCGTGCCTGCCGTCCATGTCGCTGTGGGATCCCACGTACCGATGAGGTGGAGTCCCGTGCCGACCGGCGTGGCGTCCATAATGCCGGCGACCGTCTCGACCGGCTTTGTACCGACGGCGAATACGTATTCCTCCGACAGTCGTCTCCCGATGGCCTCGTAGTAGGCCGCCGCCGCCTCATACGGCACGCGCCAGCCGACTGTCGCCAGGTACGCATCCAGCAGCGGGCTGGAGAGTGAGAGATCGTTCTGGTAGTACGAATTGAGCAGTTCGTAGAGCTTCTTCAGCGCCGGGGTAGACCAGACTGCCCCCGCCGCAAGCGCCGTATCGAGCGCCGTCATGTCGCTACCCTTGACGCGGTTCTCGAACGTCTCATCCGCCGCCGCATCGATCTTTGTCCAGAAGTCGTTACCGGTAGCATAAGCCGTCTGCATCGCCTGTCTGCCACACGCTACGCGGTCGAAGACTCCCTGAAGGCAAGTCGCTACTGACATATCAGATCACCTCACTGTTTGATGGTCAAAGAGCCTGCCCGCCCGTAAACGCAAAAAAGGCCGGGAGTCCCTACTTGTGCACAAGAACTCCCGGCCTCTAAATCGCCACTTCCCCGGATGATCAGTCCGGCTATGCGGGCAAGAGTGTCAAATTGTCAAATCCCCTATGCTGCTATCAGCTTCCCGACCGCCTTATCCCTCGGCGGCGGTATCTTCATAGTCGTGCTACCCCAGCCCCGGGGAACTTGCGGCGCGCCCTGCGGGATCGGAGTCCACTCGTATGTCCCCTCGTCAATCTCCCAGGAGAAGACCGGCAAAAGCATACATCGACAATTACTTGACAAAATCCCATTGGCAATGTATAATGAACTCAATGTTTGGAGGTCATACACATGCCCAACATAAGGAAAAATGTCAACATTCACGATCTCAAGAGGCTCTATAGTTCCGGCCTCTCCGTCAATCAAGTCGCTGAGCAATTGGGTGTCAACAGCGAAACGATCAGACAACGCCTGATCGAATATGGAATCCCTCGCCGTTCCCGTTGCGAAGGATTCATGCTGCGAGCAATAGAAAGACGGATTCCCGTAGATGTTCCTGCCGTCATTGACGCATATCAATCCGGCGAGTCTATCAAGGCAATATCGAACCGCATGAACGTCGAGCGCATCGTGATTACAGCGCGGCTCAAGGAAGTCGGAATTCCTTTGCGGAATCGAAGCGAAGCAATGTTCCTCCGAATGTCCCAGACCTCGCAGGAGGAAAGACGTCGCCTCTCGTCTGCCGCCCATGATGCTGTCAAGGGCGTTAGCCCATCTGAAGAGATTATGTACCAGAGAGCTGTGACCAGAGAGGCGAACGGTACGCACATCTGCCGGACTGAAATCATACTGGCCGAAATGCTCGCCGGATTTGGCTTTACGTATACACTCCAAAAAGCCGTCGGACGCTATAATATCGACATTGCCCTGAATGAATCGCCCGTCGCCGTGGAGGTCTTCGGCGGAAATTGGCATACCAGCGGAGACCATGCCGAACGATTCCGAAAGCGCACTGATTATCTCCTCGACAACGGCTGGCTGCCCATTATCGTCTGGGTGTCCAGACACGCCCCTTTGGAAATCGGAGCTGCCGAATACATAGTCTCCCTTGCGGAGATTCTTCGCCGTGGCGAATCCGTAGAGCGTCGGGAGCATATGATTCTCGGTAACGGCAAGCCTACGGCCATCGGAGAGCGTAAGCTCAACGGCTTGTCCATCATACCAGGACCTCAGCCCCGCGACGATTCCACAGGGCGCTTCAAGCCGCGTTCCGGGTAAGACGCAACTTACGTGCACGGGAGGAAGGCTTCCCTCAATCTGGCCCTTCGGGAAACTCCGTCCTGCGCGCGCCGCACAGATCGGACACACCCGGCTGTCGAGGATGGCGCTCCACTCATAGCCGACTATCGCAGAGTCGCCGTCCATCTCGCGCCAGCGCGCCTGGTTGTAAATCTTCGAGGTCTCCGTCCGCGCTATCATCTCCAAGCGGTTCTTGGAGAAGTCGCCGAACGTATCCGACAACTCCTGCATCACCTTGCGGGAGGACAGCCCTTCTTCCACGCCACGGACGACAGCCTGCTTCGCCGCCTCCAGCGCGTCGACCTGCTGGACGCCTGCCAGCCGGAGCGAGTAGCCCCGATACCAGTTGATTCCGGCCTCGGGGTAGAACACCTCCGAACCAGGCTCAGGCACGATGCGCCGAATGGCCGCGAAGACCGCAGGCTTGCCGCCGTATCGCGTGCGCTTCGCCTCGGCGATCTCCTCGCGGATGGACAACCGCCCCTGGGTGAGTGTCCCCACCATCGACAGCGCGAGGTGGTCGGCAACCTGCCTCACGATCTGCCGGTCAAGGATGAGGCCGCTCGGCTTCGCGTTGCGCTCGTATTGGATGCGCAGGCTCTCGGCCTGGATGCGACACTGCACCATCGTCTGCCTGACCAGCGCCTGCTCGATGCGGTCGAGCCGCCCCAGGGTGACGTTAGGCCGGAACAGGCGGAGTCGCTCCTGTCGTGTCACCCGCCACCTCCGCCACCGCCGACGCCGGCGCTATCGCCGCCTGCATCTCCTCGCGCCGCTTATCTATCTCCGCCTGCTGCTCTTTCGTCCTGGCCGGGATGCCCAGGTACTCACGTATCCAGGCATTGTCGATCTCGGCGTCGATCACATCTACCTGGCAGAGCCGGAA